GTTTATTGATTCTTTGAATATGTCAACTTCAATAGGTTATCCTTTGAGTGGCTCGAAAATGAAGTACGTTGTAGAACGTCCATCAGAAACCGAAGGCCATGTCAATAGAGATTTTGTACCTATTGTTTGGGATGAAATTCACAGAGTTGAGGAGTGTTTACGAAAGGGCGAAAGAGCCTACTGTATAGCCAAAGCCTGCAAGAAGGATGAGGTTTTATCTAGTGCGAAGAATAAGTGTAGAATATTTTATGGCAATTCAATTGCACTCACGTTTTTGGTGAGGAAATATTACTTACCTATTATTCGTATTATACAGATGAACCCTCTATTATCTGAATGTGCTGTTGGCGTCAATTGTCACAGTCAAGAATGGGAACAGCTTAATAGGCATATGGACAGATTTGGAAGAGAACGAACTATCGGTGGTGATTATAGTAAATATGATCAGAAGTTACCGAGTCAATTGTTATTCGCTTCCTTGAGGATTTTAATCAATATGGCTTCACATCTGAATTATGATGCTGAAGATTTAGCTATGATGAACGCACTGTGCGGTGAATTAGTTTACGCATATGTTGCTTTCAATGGTGATTTGATTTCTGTCACTGAGGGATTACACATCTCAGGTAATTCATTAACTGTTATACTTAATGGTATATGCGGTAGTTTGAATTTGAGATGTTTCTACTTCTCAGAGTATTCCAGTGGAGATAATTTTAGAGATTATGTTTCCCTACTCACGTATGGAGATGATAATAAAGGTTCAGCAAGCGGTGAAAGACCCAAGTTTAACGTGGCTGCTGCTGCTGCATTTCTGGCTAAATATGGTCAAACATATACTAATCCAGATAAGACAGCGGCGGACAAGCCATACCTGAACCCGGATACATGTGATTTCTTGAAGAGAACATCAGTGTATCACCCGGATCTTAAGATCCATTTGGGGGCATTAAGTGAGGATTCACTATTCAAAATGTTACATAACGTCCTCTTACCCAGAGGAGCATTACGCACCCCCATACAAGCTTCCGGAGAGAACATTGACACAGCATTAAGTGAATGGTTCAATCATGGAGAAAAGAGATATGAGTTTCGCCGTCAACAACTCATTAAAATAATAGATAAGCACTCATTGCGTAATCAGTGCAGCGGATATTTATTATCATATGGTGATAGAATAAGCCAGTGGCGAGAAAATTATGAAAATCCAGGTGACGCTGGAACCTAAGGGACAGCAAACGTCTCTTTATGTATTGGATACCTGTATATATTTTAAATGTATGTTTTATGTTATTACAAGGCTTGCATAGATTAGAAACATCCGAGAGGATACCCCTATTTAGGGGAGTGGGTCGTTCCACACTGTACATACAACGAGCTTTGGTATGAGCATACCATCGACTCTGTAAATAAATAGCTCACTAACAATCTAAATTTTAATGTAAAAATAAACGAGGCTCCCAAAGAAGAAACCTCACAAATGATCACATTCAACGATCAAAACAAATCTTATGAATACTCTAATGACGCACCATATGAAAGCACATATTGTGTTGGCGATAATGGCGATGCCGATTTAGGGAACTTCTTAAACAGACCAATCAAAATTCAGGACTACAAATGGGATGTAGGAACCAGAGTATTTGAAACATTCAACCCATGGCGAGATTTCTTTACGAATCCGAGAGTAATCAACAGAGTAGCCAATTTCAATCTTTTGAAGTGTAAACTTAAAGTCAAAGTATTAGTTAACGGGAATGGATTTTATTATGGTAGGGCTATATTGTCTTACTTACCATTTGCTAATGACGATAAATTCACGGTGGACAGAGCGTTCTTCGTAGAAGATATTGTTCAGGCGTCCCAGCGACCACACATATATATAGATCCAACTTTGTCTCAAGGTGGACAGATAGTATGCCCATTCTTTAATGAATTTAATGCTATTAATGTTCCTCAAGGAGCTTGGACTGATATGGGAGAAATGCGCTTAATGACTATTAACACTTTACAACAAGCTAATGGTGGCACTGCTCCTGTTACTATTTCTATATTTGCTTGGGCTGAAGATGTGGAATTATCTATGCCTACTAGTGCTG